CCGAGGCTCGCGTCAGGTTGACGCGCACGCAGGGAACTGTAGCAGCGACCCTGATGCGAGCGAGAGCCACCTGTTTGAACAGGCCCGTCTACGCCACAGCCAGTGGCGACTTGTACACCCAAAGTTTTGAAGGAGTCATGAAATCTGGCACGTACTGCACGAGCAGCAGCAATTCACGCATCCGTGTGATGGCCGCGCTGCTCGTAGGTGCCGGCTGGTGCATCGCCATGGGCGATGACTCCATCGAACAACCGGTCCCTGGAGCCAAAGAAAAGTACCTCAAACTTGGCCACAAACTCCGAGAGTACTCCTTGGTCTCCGGCGATTTTGATTTCTGTTCACAGACCTTCCACACCAACGGAACAACCAAGCCCGTTGATCCCACCAAAAGCCTGTACGCCTTGTGCTGTAACCCCATAACAGTCGAGCGCCTGGAGGCTTATTTGGATCACGTCAAAGACCACCCTGACATATCCGCCCATGTAGCGGCGCTGAGGGGTGACTTGGATCTCTCAATTTCGCCCGAGGCGTTTGAGTTGCTCCAGACGTGGCAATAAAATTGCAAGTAATGAAGACAATCACTCCCGAAGGAACGGACTTCCTTAAAGCCGCCACTGCCGCACCTGACTTCCAGTCTCTGGAAAACAGAGGTGTGCCAGATCAGTTTTCAGGAAAGTCTGTCACGAAACGTGAATTTAGCGTTACATCGGTAGAGTGCCAAGCAGGCTCTACCTGGTTCGTGGTAACTCCCACTAGTGGAGTCACGTACTGGCGAGCCGCTGACGTTAACCCATCCCTGGGCCAAGGTGGTGTTCTTACGCCAACTCTCCATCCCACAGCTGACCAGTTGTATCCCTTCATTGAAAATACCACCCCCCTGGACTATCCAGGGTCAAATTCCGCTGTGGTGACGGATTTCCGGCTGACCTCTATGGCAGCTGAGATGGCATGCACTACCAATGCATTCAACCAGTATGGATCTATTACTTGCTACAAGGCCCCTCTCAAAACCAAGCTTATCTCCCGTGAAACAATTAAGCCCGTGCAAACGAGCGATGATCAATACACGGATGATTTGGTTATGGAAGGGGCCCAATGTCTGTTTGACGCGACCACCAGCAGCGACGCCTACGTTGCCGCCGTTAAAGATGGTGCTTATGCAGTCTCCATGAACCGCGAGGCCGAGTTTACTTGGTCTACCGTGAGGGATGGCGAATGCATGGCTTCCCAGCACAACAGCACCATCGAACTCGCCACGGGCCCTTCTCCTACGTCAAAGTACTACTGGAATGGCCCCTTTGTAGCGCACGACGCGAATTATGATTCAATCATATTCCGGGTTGATGTGCCCAGTGGCGTCACCGCGCAATCATTTGTCTTCAAAGTGTGGAAGACATTTGAGTTCCAGCCGACATTTAACAGCCTACTTTATGAGGTTGCCCACTCCGCTCCCATGCAGGACGAGGCAGCTCTCGACTTCTACCGCACCCTTGAAAGGGAGCTGCCCATAGCCGTTCCGGTGAAGGACAATCCAGACTTCTGGGATATTATCCTGGAGGGAGCTGAGATCACATCGGAGCTGGCATCGGCCCTTCCAGGCCCCATTGGCGCAGCGGGAAAGGGCGTTCACTCCATCGCCGCGGCACTTCAAAGGAACCGCAGAGCGAAGAAGAAGCCCAAGAAGAAGGCCAAGCCCAACCGGCCAAAGCCCGCCCCTCGAAAGAGGGGGCGGCGCCGCCGAAGAAGGTAGGACTCCCCCAAC